TTTTTCTTAAAGCTTGAGCTCCAGAAACAGCTGCTATTCCACCAGCAACAAAGCCAGCTTTTCTAAAGCCTCCTGCTTTTTGATATAGATCAGCCACTCCCTTCATCGCTTTGGCATTTCTGGACATTCCACGACCGCTCATATACATTTGTGCACCGACTCCACCAGCAATTGCAGTCATGGCAAGCTTTCCTTTAGATTTATTATATTCTCCCTGTTGGATATCTCTAATTCCAGAAAAAGCTGCCATTCCACCAGCAAGACCAATGGCACCTACAGATTTATATCTTCTCATAGCTGCAGCAGAAAGGGCTCCTGCGCTTTTTTCAGCTTTTGCAGCACTACTTGCATAGCCAGATAGGCTGGCCATTCCACGACCCCTGGACATCAGCATTGCTCCACCAGCAAAGCTAGCAGTCGCTATACCTGCCCCAGTCATCATATTGACTGGATTGCCAGAGCTAAACTTTTGAGCTCCGATAACCTCCTCCAGCGAGCGCTAAGCCAGCGCCTGCTCCAGTTACCATACCGCCTACAGATGGCATAAAAATCTCCTTAGATACTTAATCTACATATATAGTACTTCAATTGCCAAAAATCTATATGATATAATCATCTCATGCGGTTGTAACTTAACAGTAGAGTACGTGTGCTTCCGACCCACGGTGTGAGGGTGCAAATCCCTTCAACCGCTCTATTTTAAATTAATTAATCCTTCGAGTAAGTTACTATTATTATGTAATGTAACTTGTTTGGAGATATTTTATGGCAGGCAAAAAGCCAGCAAAAAGAAATGTATCGAATACAGAAAAAGCTAAAGTAGAACTTCCCGGAAAAGCAGTTAAAGTTTATGGTTATAGTTCAAATAGCTTTGCATGTGTTGCTTGTTCAAAGTCAATAGGTAAGGGTATTATGTATGAGCACACTGATGGAAAATTATATTGTTCCAGAAATTGTATACAGAAATTAAAAACAACATAAGATTAATACTATATGGCAGAAAATCCTGAATTACCAATAAAAAATATAGCTGGCTCAGCAAAAGAACCTGGGTTAAAAATTCCAAAAGTCAGTGGAGACAAAGCAAAAACTCCTGAAGATATATCTACACCCGAAAGAATCCTTCTCGATTCTCTAAGACAAGAAGAAGAGCAAGAAGAAGAAGAAAGTCGTCTTAATAAAAAAGTAAAAGAAAAAGTTTCTGATTCTGTCAAAGAAAAAGCTAAAGAACTTGCTGGAATTGGTGACGAAAAGGAAGGAAAAAAAGAACTAGTAGATAGAATTATCGCTAGAGACAATGAACGAATTGCTAAAAAAGCAGCTACACAATCAGGCTTAAGAACAGATGTTGGAGTACCAACACAAAGTGTTTCAACTGTTACTGGACAACCTCCTCCATCTCCAGCTTCTTTAATGGAAATGTCTGGACCATCAGCCAAAGCTACTGCTGATCCTGGAGCAGAAAAGATGGCTTCTAGAGCTGGAAGGGCAAGAGCAGCTGCTGGAACTAGTGATGATGCAGCAAGTAGATTTGCAAAATCAACATCGGGAGCAATTGATGAGCTCATAGGATTTGGTAAAACTTTAGCGACTGAAGTGGTCCAGGGGATGAAAAATTCTAAAAACATTAGAGCTGTAGGTCTTGCAGCATTAATGGGCACTGCGGGTTTTGCTTCTGGTAAAGCGAAAGATAGACAACAAAAAGTAAAACAAGAATTTAATAGGCAGCAAGCTATTAGACAACAATTAATGAAGGATGGATAGCGTGATAATTGACACATGGTTAGCTGATTTTCTAGAGGAAATGGAAAAGAAACTTCCTCCTGCAGAACAAGAGTATGTTAACGCAATGTTAACTATTGTCTCAAAGTACGGTAAGCTTTCCAATGGCGATGGCAATGGTATCTGGGTGGGTTATGTTCCTGGTATTGAGAATGATAATCTTCCTATTGGCGTTAAATGTGGCAACTGTGCTTTATATGAGGGTAATGGTGTCTGCAAGATTGTGGCTCAAACCGTAGAGGACAATGGATATTGTCGACTTGCCGCGATTCCAGATGGAGTTGTAAAGAGGTATGGAAAGTGATCAGAAACTATTGGCTGTCTGAGTATGTATCTCCAGATGATGAAGAGATGCCAGATGAGGAAATGCCTGAGGAAGAACCAAAAGACGAGGAAGAGGATCCAGATGATCCTGAAACAAAACTAAATCCCCGTCAAAAAATGATGTACGAACACTACGAGTCATGCGTAGAAATGCATGGCAAGTATGATCAAACAGCTCTAGGTAATGGTGCGCATTATGCGCCAGCTGCTAAAAATCCTTTTATTAAAGAAGGATTAGTTTGTTCAAACTGCGTGTTTTTTATGGGCGGACAAGGCTGTAAAATAGTCGCTGGCAAAATAGAAGCCAACGCTATTTGCAAGCTTTGGATTATTCCTCAGGATCTTATTAAGAAATAGTAATTAGACTTCTTCAAAAAATCTTAGGCCATTAAATCGCCTATTAAAACATAGCTAGAATTGTCTGTTATACAAATCAAAGAACCACCAGAATATTGAGCTCTTAACTTTAATCCTGGAGTTGCATTAACAGTAACTCCAGATGCAGATATAGTTACAGTTCCAGAACCTAAGTTTAATATGTCTATTCTGTCTCCTGCAACTAAATTAGTAGAAGTATTAACATATACAGTTACATTAGAGGAACTATTAAATGTAACTATTTTTCCCTTATCGCTACTAACTAAATACACTGAAGTATTAGTTCCTTGACTATTAAATGCTTGTCTGTATTTTAGAGAGCCATTTATTTCTACATCTGAATTAATCGTTGTCGTAGTGCCATTGACTGTCAAGTTACCAGAAACGGTAGCACTTGAAGAAAAACTTGCCGGTCCAGTAAAGTTAGGAGTTGCTGCCGTAAGAGCACCAATAGAAGTTAGTGTTCCAGTAAAACTTCCGTCACCCTCAGCATTTAAAGTAAAATTTCCTCCAGTAAATACTGCCGGTCCAACAAAGTATGGCGTAGCAGCAGTCAGTGAAGTTAGGCTTCCAACGGAAGTTAAAGAAGATCCTGTAATTCCAGAACCCAATGTAGTTCCAGATAAAACATCTGCTCCATCAACCTTGTAGGTTTGACCAGATCCAATTTCGAAACTATCATCAGTCTTTAATGTATCGGCTGCAGATCTATAAAGAGTTGTATCAGCTGTAGCTGAACCAGAGGACCATTTTAATTTACCTCCTGCTTCAATGACAAAATTAGGAGTTGCACTATCGTAAGGAGCAATCTCTACTGCTGTGTCTGCTGCAGTAGTAAATTTTCGTGCACGTAAAAGATTGTAAAAATTTGGCATTGGCCTCGACCAATCCTTTCTAATTTAGTTTTAATCCCTCAAGATTAAAAGAATACTTTAACAACCAAAGAGTTGCTTGGCGGCGGAGATGCAAACAGTAACGTTACTGTATTGACACTTGTAGCTTCCCAATCTAAATAGTAAAACTCATATGGGCTTGAGGCACTTCTTGCAGCGACAAAGACTTCTCTGGTCCCAAGATTGTGTGTTACAACAATTGAGCTTGAAGAGCCATCTCCTACAGTCTCTTGATGGAGTGTGGCTGGAGGAAGAGCTGAATTGACCCAGTTTGTCCCATCATATTTTAAAATCTGGTTTGCAGCTACAGATGCAATTGTTACGTCTCCCAAATTATTCAAAGACGCTGAGCTTAAACCAGTCGTATGATCAAAGGAAATATTAGGAGTTGCGCCTTCACCAGAATTATTTGTTATGGTTATTCCAGTTCCAGCAGCTAGATGAGAAACATAATCTCCAACGGTATCAGTTGTAAGATTAACTGGATCATTAATCCAATTTGCACCGTTATACCTAAGAAAATCTCCGTTGGTAGGAGAAGATAAAGTAACGTCAGAAAGGTTATTAATAACATGATTTGATATATCAGAAACAGTTCCACTTACGTTTCCAGTTACATTTCCAGTTAAGTTTCCTGTTACGTTACCCGTGACGTTACCCGTGACGTTGCCAGTCAACGGTGCAGTGACACCTGCGAAAGTTACGGTAGAGTCAGTACCCACCGCTTGACCGATTGCAATGGTCGGCGTCGTTGTTTCTCCAGAGTTATCGCTAATCGTTACGCCTGTACCCGCGACCAATGAAGAAACATAATCACCAGTCGTATCAGTGCCCAAAGCAACAGAGTTTGGCTGAATTGTCGCAGCAATTGATGCGTTTGCAGAGCCATTAAATGAAGCAGAACCAGCTATATCACCAGTAAGTTCAATCGTTCGCGAGGTGGCGAGGGCCGTTGCGGTATCTGCGTTACCCGTGACGTTGCCTGTGACGTTGCCAGTAAGTGGTGCAGTTACGGCAGCAAAAGTAACACTAGAGCCGGTGCCGACTGCCTGGCCAATTGCAATTGTTGGGCTAGAACCTTCACCTGGAGTGTGTGTGACGGTGACGCCAGTACCAGGAGTTACATTAGAAACATAATTTCCAACAGTATGAAGCCCTAATGTAACAGAGTTTTCTATAATTGAACTTATATCATAAAAAGTAGTTCCATCATTTGTGAACTGCCATTTATCTGTAGTTTCATTCCAGCGGATTTGAACATTTGTTGATGTTCCTCGTTCAACTTCTATGCCAGAGTCTTCTGATGGAACACCAGTAACATTGCTATTCAATATTAGAACATTATCAGCAACTACTACGTTTTCCACATTTACGGATACAGTTGTTCCGCTAACTGTTAGGTTTCCAGTTATTGTAACATTGTCATCTGTTCTAACTTCATCTAGATCTTGTCTTAACCAAGACCATGTAGTGGCTACAACATCGTTGTTATCATTTTTATAATAGACAACTCCATTAATTGGATCTAGAGCTATTTGTCCTTGAGAAATGTTAGGAGGAAGAGGTAATGGCATGAAAGTTCCTTATTGGTTTTTATTAGATTTTTTATCTACCTTATTAAATACTTCATTGATTTCAGAAACAGACAGCTTTCCATCATCAAGAAATGCTCTTGATAAACCTTCTACTACTGTTGCTACACCAGCCATTCCGTGCCATAAAACAAGCTTTCCATAATGGAACTCCTGCTATAGCACCAGCCCCTATAACGCTTAGTCCGGATGCGGCAAAAGTAGCTACAATTCTCAGTATTATATTGGTAATTGATTTCATTTTACCCTCCTATAGTAATTAACTTAAATACTTTTCCTTTGAATTAGGTACATTTCAATACAAATTAAACCAAATTTTATATTTAATTTTCTCCTCATTTATCGTTTTGTATCATTGCATTTAGGTAGTGTATGGCAAAAGCAATACTGGTAGCTATAACAGTGATCCTTCTGGTATCTCCAGAAAGAGTGGCAAACACTATTACTGTACCTGATATAGTAAAGGCTAATGCTGCAGTTTCCTTTGCAAATTTCTTGATAAAGCCCAAAGGACTAAATCTTTTTTCCATGGTTCCCTCCGTGTATTTAAATATACTGTTACGAGTAAAATTACTTTCTTCTTCGTCCCCTTCTGGACCCTCTATTTCGGCTTCCTCTTCTTCCTCTTCTGGCTCATCTTCTTTTCTGGCAGCATTATTTGAGCTTGATTGACCAGGCCCGTCACCACCAGACGGAGAAGGGTTGCGGGAAGCTGTTCCACCAGATCCGCTAGTTGCAGCTCCGGCAGTTATTGTTGAAAGAACGGTTGTGGCAGCTATTAAAGTCCTTCTAGTTCCAACATCAATATTAGAACCAACTGGCACATAGTCATCAAATCCTTCAGCATAGATATTAATCTCTTCCTCAAAAACGTTCTTAACTTCTTGCGAGGCATTTTGAATAGCTTCAGTAATTTCAGACTTTTGCTCATCTGTTATATTACCTGCATCAACTGCATCAAATATTTTAGCTGCTTGTTCAGCTGTAACTGACTCTAAAACTTCTGAAGAAGTAGCAAGTTCAGTAGCTACTTCTGAGTCTAGCTTTTCTGCTTCAATAAGAGTATCAACCAACTCAACGACTTGCTCTTCTGTTGCGTCTCCGCTAGTTAAAAGATCTACCAGTTGATTGGTTACTTCATCAGTGATTTCAATATCACCAGATGTAATTCCATCCAAGACAGCATCAACCTCTTCTGGTGTAACTTCTCCATCTAAAACTTCATCTAAATTATCAACGGTAACCTGAACAGTTCCTTCATTTGGCGTTTCTGGATCAGGTTCTGGTACTGTAGTTTGATCTTCTGGTTGAACCTCAGTTGTTGTCGTTGTATCTAGCTCTTGTTCTGGCTCTGTGGTGGTTGTTATTTCAGGTTCAGTGGTAGTCGTGGTTCCAGTGGGTGGTGATTCTGGAACTGTAGTGGTTGTTTGAGGAACAGTTGTGGTGGTTGTTTCAGGAACAGTTGTGGTGGTTGTTTCAGGAACAGTTGTGGTGGTTGTTTCAGGAACGGTTGTAGTGGTTGTTTCAGGAACGGTTGTAGTGGTTGTTTCAGGAACGGTTGTGGTTGTAGTGGTAGTAGGTGGAATAGTAGTTGTAGTAGTAGTTGTAGTGGTTGTCGTTGTAGTAGTAGTTGTAGTGGTTGTCGTTGTAGTAGTAGTGGTAGTAGTGGGCGGAGTAGGGTCAATCACCACAGCATCAACAGTTGCCTGGGGCCCGTACATACAGGACCCAGCACCCTCTCCGACGCATGGGGCTGTTCCTGCCTGAATCTTAAATCTGACTGGTCCGTATCCAGTTGTTCCAGGCCACATCCATGGGCCGAGGCTGTATGAAGTATTTACGGCGTATGTCCACACTCCCCAACCACCAGCTTCTACCCCATCAACGAGGTCATAAAACAAAATGTTGTACATATATGGGGCAGTGTTGCTTGGTGTTGGGGCGTTCCAACTCAAAACAACATTTCCATCGTTGTCTGCCACTGCTGTGAGATTTTGAACAGAGTTAAAGTATGGCGCTATCGTTGTAGTTGTAGTACTGGTAGTAGTCGTGGTTGGCACAACGACAGTCTTTGTAAAAGCAGAGGCGGGAACTACCTGCCATCCCGAACCTATATCCCAGTAGAGAGTCGTATTGGCTCCGCCACCATTTTCGTAATACCAATATGTGATTGGCTTGGAAACTCCAGCGGTAAAAGAAACGTACTGTGACGGGTTGCCCCAGCCGCCCTTGTCAAACCAGTTGTTGTCTATCAAAACATTGTCTATATAGAGTTTGCTTCCGTCATCCGCAGCGGGCAAGAACCTAAACGAGCCAGTCACGGGCAGGGTTATGTGACCTTCATACTTAACAATAAAGTCTTCATACATGTTGAACAGCGGTGCACTGTCAAAGCTCTGATTAATCTGAGTGAGAGTGGTGGTTCCAACGACCGGACGACCGGTGACCGTGGGGAGTGGAGGCGAATTGTTGTAGCCAAAGTTGTTGTAAACGGTTACATTAAGTCCTGGTTCGACTTGAGCAGAAGCAGAAAAATTTGGAAAAATAATACCAATAAAAAAGAGTACGCCAAGAATCCAGGAACCTTTTTGTAGTTTGATTCGCATTTTTATCCCTCTAGGTAGTCATATCTTATAGTAATGAGCAAACTGAAATATATTGCTATGACACAAAGAGAAAAGCCCCAGCAGATTCATTTCTGCTGGGGCTCAGCGCCGGCCTCCGTACTAGTTATTATATCACATGATGTTACTCACGAGTGTCTACTAGTGTCAATAAGTTCTTCCTGGTTTAGTCTAGATCAAGAATAGCAAATACTTTTGCACCAGCAATAGTATCATTATTCAAACCATTAACTCCTTTGAGCTTACGTACAGCTTCTCCAGTTGCTGCATCGTAAGTACCAGTTGCTTCACCTGCATAGAAGCCAGCCTTTTTCAAAGCCGCTTGAAGTCTTTTGACATCTTCCCCAGTAGAACCAACATTAAGCTTATCTCTCATTGGAACTTCTGCAACTTCTCCTGCAGCTGGTGCACCACCCGCAAAAGCTTGTGGCTGTTTATCACCTAGGCAATACTGCCAGTGCCATGCCTCATACTCTGGGTTGGGCTTGCCATCTGCTTTAGTGGGAGCTCCCTGCAAATAGAAACCATATCTAGGAGCGTTCTCACACATCCACTTATATCTCTTTGTATCCTGCATATTGAGATCTATTGCAAGACCAAGACCATGATTTGACGTGCCGGGAGTGCCAGAAGGACTCATGCCTTCCTTAAGATACCATGTCTTACCCTGGTAGGTACGAGTAATTTCTGGACTACGCTTAGTCTTTTTGTCATCATAGCGAGACATAAACATTGAAAGCTGTGCCTCAAATGGACGATAGTCGCCAATATTCTGAAGCTTATGACCAGCCTTTACTGCTTCGTCATATAGTGCATTAAAAGCGTTTGCTGCTTTAACCCACATCTGACCACCACATTTTACTTTAGCTAATTGATTAGGTTTTAGCTTGCCATTCTCTACATTTTGTAGTTCTTTTGGTATAACCATTTTTTGTACTGGGTGTTCCATTTATTCTCCTTGGAAACTGGGTAACTTGACATCTATAGTAATCAAATTATGAATATTTTTTAAGACAGTTTCAGGATATGTGTGATCTATTTCTTGATATTTTAGCGGAAATCTATCAAATGGGTCAATTCCATATTTAATTCTATTCATTATTGATTCATAAGATTTAAACTCTTCTTTATCATATTCTGTATGAGCAAAAGATTCTATTTTATTTTTAATATTATCTTCTTCCCCAAAGAATGAAAAATGCCATCCCCCATTAGGGATCAATGGCAGCTGCATCGACCTTAATTCTTGAGGAGTCTTGGATAAGATGTGTTGTTTTTTGCAAACCACAGGTCTTGCTCCCTGATTACAGTGTTGAGGTACTTGCCAATGATAATTCCAAAAGTATTGATTTACATCTAATCTCACTGGAATATAATCTATTTTAAGGCTAGATACTGTTTTAGTATTCCATATTTCATCCACATCTGAAATGATGATTAGGTCATTATCATATATATCTAGGTTATTTAACGCACCAAGTATAGAATTTCTTTGCAAGTATTCCCTATCCCACGAAGAAAGGTTTTCTTGATCAAGAAAAACTCTATGTATAATAATTTTTTCATACCATTTAGATATATCTTCTAAAATATTGTCTAGATAAAATGGTTTATTTTTTCCCGTAAAAGTTTGAGACGCCTCTACGATTACAAAATAATCTACATGATCACCAAGTTCTTCAAGCCTTAGCTTGAGAATTTCATATTCATTGAAATATGTAAAACAATCAAATATTTTCATATATAAAAACTTCTTCATTAGAAAACATAGAATATTTTTTTGCCTCTCTTGTTAAAGATTCATTTAAGTCAAGATAGGAATTAATACAAGAAGCCCATTTACCAGGATTAACAATAAACGTATGTCCGCCAGACCTAAGTATACCCCTGATCTGTTCTCCTATAAATTTATAATTATTATTAGATAATTCTGGATTATAGTCTACAGATATAAATAGATCAGCATAATTATACCCCATGTATGGAGCGTTCAATCCTATTTCCCAGTAAGCTATTCCATCAATATGCTGCTGACTGTTTCTTTCAGTGTGCAATATAAAGCTACCCATAGAGTGTTCACTGTTTGCCATAATGCTTCTTAGTTCAGAAGATTTATATAAATCTCCATATATAACTATATTAGATCTATTTATAAATAAGTCTCTAATTATGTGACAAAGAAAATTGTTATTCATACTACAATGGCTTTTTGGCATCTACTTTCAGCCAACCCCATTCATCTCCTCTTTGAATATCAATAATCTCAAAACCCATATTTTTAAAATCATCTTCCAACATTCTATGAGTTAGGCCTACAAAATGAAAATCAAAAGGATTAAGCTGTTCAGCAAAAAAAATCTGCTGCATTCTTCTGTCTCCCTCTAAAGAGTCCCAACTAAGTATTTGCTGACAAGCAAGCAAAAAATCTGGTACTTCAATCCTAATCATTCCACCTGGCTTAACTATTCTGCACCATTCAGCAAGAACGCTTTGATATTCTTTCCATGGAAAGTGTTCCAGACATTCTGAATTGTAAACTATATCAGCATACCCATCTGGAAGATTTATTTTTCTAGCATCACAAACAACATCTACTGGAACATATCTTCTATTTACGTGATCATACAAAGGAGTTGGATCTATATCTATATGAGTCCAATCAGGTCCAAGGTATGTTCTTGTACCTATTACAACTTTAGTTCCCTCACCTTGGGGAATTGTTTCTAATCTCATTTTTCCTAAGTTCTTAGTGGCCAGAATGGCATCTTGAGTAGTTCGATATCTTTTAGATATGGATTTGTATTATCTCTTGTAGATAAAATTGGATTTTGAACAGACCAATCAGCGTTTATTTTTGGATCATCCCACGCAACTCCCAATTCATCTGCTTGATTATAATAGTTGTCTACTAGATAAGTCAATATCATGTCAGTAGTAGCAGAAAAACCATGGGCAACTCCTGGTGGAATATATAACCCAAGATTATTATCTCCAGTTAAATCTATAGAATAGATCTCCCCTTCTGTTGGAGAACCTATTCTTAAATCGTAAAGAATAGCTCTTGCTTCTCCGTATGGAACATACCAGTAATCTGATTGATGCAGATGATAGTGAAAACCTGCTAGTGCACCAGCTGATTTAGAAGACCTATTTGTTTGAATGACTTCTCTGGCTCCTGGTATCCAATCTCTTCTATAAGACTCAGTAAAGAATCCCCTATCATCGCCAAATTTTTGCGGCTCCACTAAATATGCATTTGCTATGCAGAGTTCTTGTACTTTTGCGCCCATTAAATTACTCTTCCTCTATAAAGATGTTGCCATCTTGGAACTTTTATTAAATCAACTTCTCTTCCTAATCCAGCTATAAATAGAGTCTCTGGATTATCATTTAATCCCTGAAGTTCTGGTTGAAGTTGGTACCATTCTTCCATATATATGGCAGTCCAATCTTCAAATCGTGTTACATTAGGGCTGTGGTAAGTTACATGTGGACCTACATAGTATCTATTCCATTTGTTAACCCAATTGACAACACCTTGATTAATTCTTTCTTGAGATGCAGGATCCCTAGTGCTGCTGGCATCATGGTGAACTAAAACAGATGAGTCAGCAACTATTCTCCAACCACCAAGTCTAATTCTTGTTTGATAATCGACCTCTTCTTGGTGACCTATCTCTGTATCAAAACCACCAATTTCTTTATATCTTTGCCTATTTAGCATCCAGCAGAATCCAACTCCCCAAAGTATTTCTGTATATCTTGGTCTTTGAATTGGATATGCTCCGCCATTTGGAAATGCCATAGCAACTTCGTGATTAGATTCCAAATAAGATGCTAACTTTAGGTCCCAACCTGGAGTATGTATATATGCATCGTTGTCTATGTAGGCAACGTTGTTAGTTTCTGCCCATTCCAATATTGTATTAACAGCTCCTGGATATCTAAGATTCTCCTCTAAAAATAAAGGAATAATTCTATTGTCTTCTGCTGCGTGTTTTTCTATAACTGGTCTAACTTCTGAATCTGGAGAATTATTATCAACAACTAAAAGTCTCCAGTCCGATTGTGAATTCTGCCTAATTAATCTTATACATTGATCTAACTTATGCGGGTTATTATAACTCGCAATACCCATATCTATTCTCATGGCTTAATCCACCATTGACCATTATCATGAAGAACAAAACCTATCTTCTGCATAGTGGGGATCCATTCTGTCTCATACTTATTATTTATTGAAAGATGCATTGGTATAGAATCACCATGCTCTGCATCACCAATACCAAAAGCATTTTGTGCTATAAACGCACCATTCTTTTTTAAACATTTAAAAACAGCAACACACCATTCTTCAACATTGATAACATGCTCTAAGAAATCAAGTGCTACCACTGCATCAAACTGATTGGTACCTAACTTGGGCATGAAATTGTCTGTAAATAGAGTCGATATTTTTAACTCAGGATTTTTAGAGAATCTAAACTGTGCAAAACTTGCCGTTTTACTATTTTCTAGATCGTGGTATGTAACATTAATTTGTTTTTTAGCCATAGCTAAACTAAGGGTTCCAATTCCATCTCCTATGTTTAGGACATTTTTTCTATCAGTATGAAATAATCCTAAAGATATTCCTTCGCACATTCCAGAATAATTAAAGCCATTGTCTAAATGGTAAGTAGATAGCTCCCAAATATATGCGGTGGTATTCCTATACCAATTAAGTAGTGAATCTGGATTATTAGTATCTGTATTGTTTGATTTAAAATCTTCTGCAACCATGGCATGGTTTGCGTGAAAGCCTAAAGATAATCTATTTCTAGCTTCGCTCTCTTGAATACCTAAAAATTCTGCTATGTGTGCTGACTGTATATCTAAATTCATTTTTTAGCTTTCTTCCATTCTAAGTAAGATCTTTTTAATCCGTCTGCGTATTCTGTTTTATAAATAGATTGTCCACTTTCCCATGATGTATCAGCTGGTCTTTTTATATGATTTGGAAAATCTAGATAAGAAGCTGGTTCCACTATTATATCCTCTTCTATAAATGATTGGATATCTTTAGCTATTGAAAATCTAGAGCAAGTAATGGGATTTCCTAGGTGAAATATTTTATCATTATACTCACTAAAGTTTTCTACTATATCCCAAAGAACGTCTGCTACATCAAAGGCAAAGACTGGGGAGAAATATCTATCGTCTACCTGTTTTTGATTAGTTGTCTCAAAAATCATTTCTAGTGGATTTTTTCTTCCAACATTTTGAAATGGTCTAGTGCCCAAAACAAATGTCGACCTAACAACTTTGGCATTTTTATATTGCAGTACAAGTGTTTCAGCTAAAGCTTTTTGTCTCCCATAAAATGTAATTGGGTCTGGCAAAGAGCATGGATTGTATGGAGGATTATCTCCACTAAAAATTCCTTGCGTACTTACCTGAACTACATCCGCTTTATTGTTAGCAGCCCACTTACAAATGTTCACTGGTAGAGTTACATTTGAATCATAATATTTATTAGGATCTAATTCAACTTTGTCTACGGTATTTTCTCCAGCCAAATTAACAATAACATTTGGGTTGAATCTATCTAAGAAGTGATTAACATTTTGCCTATTAATATCAAAGTCAATCCAAACTTCAAAGGACTCTCTTGATCTTCTAGTATAAATTGCATCTAGATTGTTAGGTTGATTGATGATCATATGCTGACCAATAATTCCACCAGCACCAAATACTACGACTTTTTTATTGTGCACTGTCTTTTCGCCATTTCCACATATTTATGCAGTTTACACACTGCCATAGAAACCACAATGCTAAAAATCCTGGCTTATTAAATATAAGAGAATAGACAAACCAAGGAATAGAATGTAGTGAAACTATTAAATGACCATACCATTTTTTGTTTCCAATAAAATACATCCCACTAGCACCAATTAGTCCCATAAAAAATAGAAGCCATGTCCAAACAGTTTCGCTCACAAAGAAGTGCCTTTTTCAATAAGTTCAAATCCATTTTCTCTATCATAGAATAGATAATCATACGAATAGAAGTTAAAAAACTTATCTAAATCTTCTATAACCTTTTTAGAATCAAGTGCACCACAAGTATAAACATCAAACTGTAAAAGTGCTGGATATTGTTCATCCCAAACATGAAACGCTATATGTGATGTTTCTATCATCACTACTGCAGTTGAACCTCTATTGCCAATTTGATTTACATATGAAGAGAATGGACCTTGTAGTATCTTCATATTCAATGAGTCTACGAACTGTTCCAACCAGTCAATAACTTGCATGGGAGATTTTGGTGCATTGTTAATTTTTGCTCTTAACATCAAGTGCTTATGAAAAGGCTTTTTTATATCGTACGTCATCTGGTTCCTTCTGTAATAGAAGGAATATTATAGCATACGCAGTCGCAGAATTATCTCTTTATTAAGAGAGATATATACATCACTGTAATAAGTAAAATGAATGCTATCAACATATTAATCAAAGCTCATTACTTTATTAATTAAAAAAAAGAGACGCATCAAGTCATTGTTATATATACTATAAACATGACTTGTACCGTCTTTTGACGTTATCGTAAGAGTATGTGCCATCACAAGCTCTCCCTCAGTATTTATCATCGAGGTTTCTTTTGTTAAATGAATCTGATTTATCATTGGCATAAAGCCACTAAAAGATTCTTCTGTTTCTTCAAACATTATTTTTTCTTTTTACTAAAAGTTGCCACATTCTTTGGAGCTTGACCCTTGACTCCTTTTGTCGGGGTTCCAGATCTTCTTTTTCTTTGAACTGCGCTTTTTCTTTGCGATGCTGACATAGACTTAGCTTTTGCTGCAGGAACACATTTCGCATAGCCTGACCCTCCAGCTCCAGAGGTACCGCATGGTTGGAACTTGCCCTTTTTCTTAGGCGCTCCAATGTTAACCCATTTTTGGTTAAACCATTTAGTAAGTCCGACACCCTTTGGGCCAGGCATTACTTTACTTCTTCTTAGATTTCTTAGTAGATGTAGTTCTCCATCCACCGCCCATTGACTTATACTTCTTTACTGCCCAAGCATTAGCGTAGGCTGAAGGATATACGTCAAATTTAGCTCTTGCCTGGGACTTTGCTGAAGACCAAAGTGCTGGCTTAGTTGGCTTGTTTACTTTTGCCATTTTACTTCTTCTTTCTTTTAGCTGAAATTTTCCTAAGAGTCTTAGCCAAGTTGGCTTGACGAACAGTAGTTGGACTATACCTGCTAGGGTTCTTGGTAACAGCAGATGCCATTCCAGCAACTGATTTACCAGCTTTCTTAGCTTTAGCAGTGAATGCGCCTGGTCGCTTAATTGCTCCCTGGATCCACTTCTTATCCTTCTTGGCTGCCAATATTACTTGCCCTTCTTCTTCTTGTTCATAATTGCTTTTTGAATAAATGGAGGAAGCTTCTTTTGGGCAGTTGTAAGACCATTTGTCTTTGCAGCACCTTTCTTCATTGCACCCTTTTTTGGTGCGCTCTTCTTCATTGCCATTTTATCCTTCTTCATACCATAAGTCATAATTAATATCCCATCTTCTTATTTGATGATTTTTTTGTCATCTTTTTACCTGTTTTTTTAGCGTATGCTTTGGCTTTCTTTTCGCCAGCCTTTGTATAGGCAAACATTTTATTTCCTACTTTCGGCATTTTGCTCTCCTTTTTTTATTCTTCTCATATGCCAAGATATATGGCCATCTAACTTGTCGTCAACTTTAAAAACTTGCTCATCAACATGATCAATTTTATGATGTAGGTTAATTATATCATCTTTAACATTCAAAATCATGCTTGACACTTGGTTGTGATCAGCCTTATTCTCTGCCCTTCCTTTTTGGACTAAAGATGCAATTACGGCCCCGCCGGCAGCAATAACTGCCACAATAATCGCTTCCATTTTATGATCCCTTAATCCATTTTTGAGAGGAAGATTTTGTTTTACTTGGGCTCCATTTTACCCTATTAGCCCAATAGGCGGCAGACATTTTACCTTTAGAAATGTTCTTTGAATGGCGAGATGCAAAAGCTTTTCTTTGTCCAACAGTTTGGTTTGTCTTAACACCCTGTTGACCAAATCGAATTGTCTTTACTTGACTTCCTGATTTAGCTACAACTATATGAGATTTTGTTGGGTGACTAGGAGTACGCTTTGGTTTATTAAAACCACTTACTCCGCGCTCTGGCTAGTCTAGGATCTTTTTTTGCGGGCATTTTTCTTTCCTTTTTTCTTTGAAATTTTATTTATATCAACTAATTCCATACCGTGCATATAGTTACTGGTTCCCATTCTTGGCCCGCTAATGTAAATTCTTTTTTTCATAGCCATTACTTTTTCTTCTTTCTTTTAGGGGCAGCCGATATAGCCATTGCTAATGACATAGCTATATAGTAATATTTTATTTGTTAAAACAAAAGACCCCCCACCAAATGGCAGGGGGAATTTTGCACAAATGAGATTAAATATTACTTTTTAGGAGCAGACTTCTTAGCAGGAGCTTTATTGGCTGTAGAAGTATTCTTGGGTCTACCAGGAGACTTTTTCTTAGGAGCAATAGCTTCCGCTGCAACCTCCTTGACTACTTCTTCAACTTTTGCTGCAGCTTCTACTTTGATTTCTTTAATCTTTTCGTCAGCTTTTTCAGCAAGTTTTTCTGCCTCATTCAAAAGTTGATCTACTTGTTTATCCAGTTTTTTTCTAGCTGGAGCAACTAAACCTTTAATTTCTTTGACCAATTTTTTAAACATTTAATCTACCTCTATCTCATTTGTAACTAACTGAATTAATTCAGAACTTTTAGGAATTTTTAAACCTAACTTCCAAGCTTTTAATTCTTGTTCTACGGTTAGTAACCTTTTTTTTTAGGTTTTTCATTTCCTTATTAAGTCTTTCATTTTCTATTTTACACGTTTTTAGCTGCTGACGCAACATTTCTTGCAAGTTTTTTCCTCCGCTGTAAGATTTTTTTGTTTTGCGGCGGGGGGGTCGGTTTTAACCTTAAAACTTCTAATTATTTTTTAGAGTAATATCACTTACCCTGTTGACCCTCTTTGATTAGCATATATCTTTCACCAGTCTCTTTTGAGACTAAAGAGAAACCGTAAGCAGCCGCCTCTTTAACCGCTTCATTAAAGGTGTCTCTGTCTGAAGGATCTACGCCAGCAAGGGGGATCGTAATTCCAGCATAAATATCAATGTTTTCAAAGTTACCGATATTAACCTTTCTATTTACACCACAAATGAATACTGGACTTGTTGATACTGAAATTTCTCCAGCCACTGTATTTACCGCCTGTTCTATTGGTGAGCCTAAGCTCTCTTCTTGTGCACTTCTATTGATTTTTGGCATAACTTGCTAAACCAAACTTTTCTTTAATTAGATTTATTGTTTTGACCGCTTGATCTTCCACCGACATTGAAGAAGAATCAATTATAGCAGAAGCAATTGTTATAAAATTGTCTATTTCCTTTTCTGATTTATGGGACATTTGTTCATCGGTCATATATACCCCATCTCTAGAATACACTCTTTCTCTTCTGACTTCATCTGAAGCTTCAAATAATATTAACATACTATTTGGAAGTTTAAGTATAGACTCAGCCTCGTTTTCAAAACGAACATCAGAAATTAAAATACAATATGGATTGGCGGTTTCTTCCTCTTGTAGGGACTTAACATAGTCTCTATGTAGCTCGTAAGACTTCCTTACTCCCCATTTAGCAAAGCACTTGGGATCATGTACTCTACATAGATCTCCTGCTTTTTGAAGAAAAGATCTTGGCTTTGCACCGCGTGAATCAATTGGCTCTCTATATATATTGTCAACTAAGCTTATGAAAGAATAGTAGTCAGGCACGTTGCCTAAGGTTGAATTTCCATATAAATCATATAGAGTTTTGTGGATGGCGAAAAGCTTTCTTGACTGAGAGCTTTCACCCTCTATTTTAGTTTTATTAGACAATAGCTCGTAAAGAGGCATTGCAAAAAATATGTGATCCCAATATACGCCAGATCTAACTTTATCAAAACTAGCTTTAGGCACTATAGCTTCAGCTACAGAAGTTTTACCAGTTGCAGCCTTGCCCGCTAAACCAACTACAATTGGATAATCTGGATTATATAATCTGCTCATTTTGCTATTGTATCATGCTTTCGTGTATTTCGTTCTTTTTCATTTCTAGTTGATCAAGAAACTCGTTGGCCAATAAATCTGGTTCCCAAACAAATGCTCTTGGAACTTGGATAACCCTAAATTTATATTCTTCTTTAATGTCTTGTATTGTCATAAGTAGAGGAACTAAAGCTGCGTTTCTACACTTCCATTTGCCACTAACATGGTTAGCCACAACTGCTGAGTCGGTATAAATAATTGGGTCTATTAGATCTGACATAGAACACATAAGCAGGGCAGCTATAACGGCCTCATACTCGGCTTCATTATTTGTTCTAGGTCCAAGACCTCTTGCAAATTGTGCAATCTTTTTTTTGTTTTTGTAGACAACCACCGCACACGCTGCTTCTCCAAATTTTTTTTGACCCTGCCCCCTAGAGGCACCGTCGCAAAAAACTTCTATATTCATACCTTCACATCGTATTCAATTTTATTTTCCTGAGCAAAAGACACAATTCTTTTTATTTGAGAATTGGTATATGCCTGATGAGTTGCATTGAGCAGATATCTTTTTTTATTATACTCAACTTGAGTAGGAAAATCCAAAGTTTCTCTTACTGTAGAAAAAAACTCTTCAGGAGAAGAGACTGACTTATAATGAGCTATATACATGGTCTAGTACGTGCTAAAGTCGCTATCAAGATAGGACCCCTTTTCCTCTCTATATGAAGCTATTTGCATTGATTGAGATTTATCTAGCAATTTTCTAGCAGACTCTGACGCTATACGAGCAGCACCTTCCATTGACTCTGCAAGCTGCACAACAGATTCCGCTGTAATCATTGCGGTATATTGTTCTTCGGCAGCCTCTAGAGCGTTAGCTTCTCTTTCAGCCTCGTTTCTGCCAGTTCTATTTGACTTATAAACTTTCTTGTATCTGCCTTCGCAGATCTTATAATATGCTCTTGTCATACCGGCAAACCTAGTTACTCTACCATAAACGTTTGACGTTCTAGCGACAAGAGAAGCTAAGTCAGCCATTGTCATGTCAATGGAATCAGACTCTGGTATGCTAACAAAATATTGGTCTGAAGAAGATCCAGAGCCGTAAGCGTCAAGAATTTCGGTTATTTGTGGACTAAGAAATTCCGAAAGTAAATCATTAAGTTTTTCTATTGATTGAAGGTTCATTAATCTTCCAGTTTGAATATTGAAATCAAGTCTTGCATGTTATTTTCTATTATAGCATCTTTTATCTTGATCTTCACTTTGGATATGTGATCTCTAACCGTATTAGGATGCTCTGTTATAACCTGAGCTATTTCAGAAGACTTCATATTATCTATGTATCTCCATTTAATTAGTTGCCTCTCTTGCACTGTTAGGGTATCATAGGGGGCATGGCAGTCCTGGCCAAGAACCCATAATTCATTAATTTCCTGAGTGCCCAACATCTGATCTATAGTATACTCTAGCGGAGGAGCCTTGAATCCAGGCTGAGCTTCTTCGTCTTCCTCTGAGTTGTCGTCATCCGCGAGCAGTGGGAAAGTCTTTCTACCGAGCTGGTCAATTAAAAATGTATCTACATTCTTTTTTAAAAGGTAAAAAAAATAACTATACAAAAATCCACTAAATGGAATAGGACCTTTTTCTGAATCTTTTCTTTGGTATCTGGCTATACATTGGAAGAAAGTCATATTAACAGTTTGCCTTACGTCTTCTTCATCGCCATATCTTTTAGCCATATAAGTAATGCCGTCGTAGACATTCGTTTACGTGTTTATAGCCAGCTTGATTTAATTGATTTTTCATTAGGTTAAATCTAACAAAATTATCTTTAACAAACAAAGATGTAAATCTTCTGATATCATAATCAGATAAATTATATTTTCCATAATATAACATTGTTACATACTTTGTAAGAAAGTTGTTAAAAACTTTAAGCATTTCGTACTGAGCGCTTGAATAGCCTTTTTTGGCCTTGGCTATTAAATCTTGCATCTCCTCTTCGCTTAAAGAGTAATATTGTTCTTTGTAGGATGTCATTACTTTCCTTCCCAATAGGGTATTTTATCTGCATAAAAATTTCTAATATCTTCGTAGTAAACTACACTTGGTACTTCTATTTCAAAAGCAAACCTTTTGGCCTCGCTAGAATATTTACTAATAATAAATGTTAGCTTGCTAAACTCTTCTGCGTAATACCTTTTAAATCTTTTTAATTTTATCTTACTTTTGTCGTCTAAGTAACCCTTAAGCTCAACCCATTCAGTTGATTTTTCTATGTAGAAATCTGGAGTGTAACCTTTTGTTCCTTTTTTAATTGGAAAAGAAAATACAACTGGTTCAAAATCAAAATTTATTTTGTATGCATTAAGTATCCTTGCAAAATTAGCTTCCCAATTAGATCTCAAGTTTAAGCCAAGATCAGGCCTATAGCCAGATTTTGTATTTTTGTATGCATTTCCTTTTGTTGAGGTTGTTTTTTTTGTTTCTTCCTCTAGAATACGTGCATCAACATAGTCGTTTTTAATCCTAGAAAAATTAGGATGTTTTTTTAGTTTTGATCTTTCCAAAAAAAAGTTTTCTGGAGTTGTTATTTTGGGGTTCTTCATGATAACCTCAGGGCCTACTAGACGTTATTAATATTATACTTTACAACAAATAAAAATACAAAAAAATCCAACCAACAGGTTGCAAACCAAGGAGATAGATGGTAGTATGACCACTATGAAAACACTAAACACAATCATCAACAGCATCAGCCAGAACATCAACGAGAATGTCATTGAGGGACTTTCTCAGGTTGGTTTCAGCCACAAGGAAGCAACAAAGCTTGTGGTTGATAACAGCTTCTCTCTCGTTGAGGACTCAGTGGAGAACCCAGTAGAGTCATTCTGACTGAGCTTTTGAGCTCAAATATACTGGCCAGGGCTTAATGCCCTGGCTTTTATATTTTACCCATTCTTTTTAATCTAGCTACTCCTGTAGCACATGCCCCTGACTTGGAGTGGTCGCAGAAGGTGCAATTTCTTTCATTGGACGTAGGTAGGAATGAGCTGTTTTGAACTACCTGATTGATCTTTTCTAGTAAAGAAACTTTAACCTGCTCAATATCTTCCCTGGTAAAGGTGTGGGCTTTTCTTCTTCCAGATCTTAAATAATATAACTCTGCTCTAATGTCTTTGTCTGGAAACGCAAGGGAGACGGCGAGGGCGTATATCCCAAGCTGTAAATTCGCTGCAACATCTTTTTGAGCCACTTCCCATTTTCCGGGTTTTATAGTCAATAATATTAATAGTTTTTTCGTCGTAGATGTCTATTCTATCTATGTACCCATTGACAAGGTAATTACCTATCACAAAGCTAAATTGAAACTCTTTTTCATATATATCAAAAGAATCCTCAGAGTGTTTATCATAAAATTCATTAATGATTTCTGACCCTACAGAAATTAACTCTTCAGGTATATGACCAATTGGGTCGTAGCTTTCTTTTTGCTTTACGTATTCTTGCTGAAGTTTTTCTAAATTAAGTTCAGAGTTATTGTCTAAGCACTCTTCCAAAACGGAGTGAACAATATTTCCAAGAACTGCTGCATTATTAAATGTCCTTGGTTCTTTTTGTATATAGCTATAAAAATATTTAGCTGGACACACGTTATATGTATCTAGTCTTGAATAAGAAAAGTCAGTTAAACACAGTTTTTGTAATGGATCTAAATCTGTTACCGATCTAACTTTAATGCTGTTCATTACTACTTTCTGGGTCATATACTAAATTGCCGTTCTGATCATATTCCCTGCCAATTTGATCAATTGTGTGGCCATTAAATTTATTTAAATAACATCCATCACCAACTGGCATCCAGCCTGTTTCTGTTATCTCCATATAGTCATCGTTATTAAATGTCGACATACTCATCTCCAATTTTAATCTTACAATTAGTAAGGTCGTCTATATTTAGATAGTAGTTAAGTATTGTATAAATATCTTTTAGCTCCTCGGCAGAAGCGTACATGCCAACAACTCCGCTTTGTAAAAAGAATGTATCTGGAATAGAGTTTTCATTCTCTTGATACTCAATAAGAGTTGCAGAACCTTTAGTTATTCTTCCTGATTCACTTAACATATAATTAATCCTCCACTATTGTTATTGGATTCCAATTGGGGTCATTAAGTTTTTCTCTCATGTCTTTAACATATGAATCCCAATCTCTTTCATCTTCTGATTTCTTTTCGTATGTTACTTTACCCTTAAATGGGTTAGACTTAAATTTTGTAATAATAACTTTGCCCTCTTGAGTTCTCCACCTAAGAACACCATTTTTGCAGTCGCAGAAATCATCTGGATGTGGAAGTATTTTTAAATTTGGATCATATCTTCCACTGCAATCCGAACACTTGCTGTATCTACCCTTATCTTGACATCTATTGCATGAGGAGCAAAATGTCCAGCAAGGCTTGTGCGTTGGATTTATTTTTACTTGACTAACCATCTTTTACCCTAAGTTGATTATTGATTGTAATTTATCTTCTACTTTTAAAGAAGTAGTTTTATTAAATTTGAAACTATACTTCTTAATGCCATCTGTCACTTCTAAAAATACAGTTGAAGCTCCATTTGTAGCATTGATTATATCATACATTGATTGTATGTTTTCATTAGAGATTATTGAATTAGCTTTTAAAATTATAGGCCTACTACCAGTTAATATAGCATTATCTATTTTTTCACAAGAAGAATAAATTATTTTAACAGCAGAAGATTCTTCGTCACCTTCTTTGGAGACTGTTCCATTAATTAAAACAATATCCCCTTCTGAAAAAAAATCATCTTCCATTTGTCTAGCTTCTTTGGGAAATATGATTACTTCTATGCCAGAAGTTAAGTCTTCAATGTTCATCTTAAACATTTTCATGCCCTTTTTGGTAATGATTTTTTTACAAGAAGTTATGACTCCACCGATTCTTGCCTTAGACCCAGCAGAGTATTCAGCGAGGTCAAAGATGTCAGAATCAATCTTTTCTTTAATAACATCCCAGACACCTTCTATAGGATGCTTGGAAACATATATTCCTAGTTCACTTTTTTCTCTTTCTAGAATTTCTAGTTCTCTTCTTCTATTGAGTTCTATTTCATCTTCTAAATGAATAAGCTCATCAAAAGCTCCAGACGCAGCTAAATGCTCTATAGTTGATTTCTTCAAGATAACTGAGTCACATCTTCTCATAAAGTCATGCATTGAAGAATAGGGATTTTGCGCGCTTCTGCATCCGATTATTGCGTCAGCTATAGCTGGACCAATTCCATTTATGGCAGACAATCCGAATAAAACTTCTTTATCCGACAGGACCTCAAAGTCATGCATAGACAGGTTGATAGACGGAGGTGCTACTTTAATACCGAGATTTTTGCAGTCAGAAAGATACAGTGCTGACTTATCTTTATTCCCAGCCACAGAAGTGAGTAACGCTGCCATATACTCTGCTGCGTAATGAGTCTTTAGGTATGACGTTATGTAAGAAACCATTGCGTAGCTAGCAGCGTGCGCTCTATTGAAGCCATAGCCACCAAAGTACTCAATGTCCGAGAATATCTTATCAGCTTTTTCTTTTGTGATGTCAACAGTGCCCAAACATCCGTTAACAAATTGTTTTCTAATTTTCGGAATCTTATCCATTTGCTTTTTGCCAATGACTTTTCTTAAGTCGTCAGCTTCAGATACACTAAAGCCTGCTAGTTCACGAGCAACAGCTAAAACATCTTCCTGATAAAGCATGATGCCAAGAGAGTCCTGCAAGACGGACTTCATTGCTGGGTGATCATAATCAATTGGGACTCTGTTATGTTTTCTATTTATATAAAGTTTATCCATGCCAGAACCCATAGGGCCTGGTCTGTGAAGCGATATTAGCGCCATTATGTCCTCAATGGTTTTAGGTTGAAGCTGAATCATCATCTCTCTCATGCTATTTGATTCAAGCTGAAAGACACCAATTGCGTTCCCTTTGCAAAGTTCATCAAAAGTCTTTTTATCTTCTAGGGGTATTTTGTCTAGGTCAATTTTAATATCTTTGTTTTTTTCTAGTAGTTTTAGACAGTGATCAATAACGCCAAGGTTTCTTAGACCCAAGAAGTCAATCTTTAAAAGACCACACTGTTCAACTCTTCCCATATCCCATTGAGTAACAATTGGGGAATCTACACCCTTTTGCATGACGGGCAGGTGGTCTGTCAACGGACCTCTTGATATAACCACTCCTGCAGCATGTACGCCAGTCTGTCTTACCAGACCTTCTAATCCAAAAGCTGCGTTGATAATTGTCTTACTATCTTCGCTTGATTCATATTCCTTTTTAAACTCTGTAACCTGCATGCATTCGTTTAGGTTTTTTGAGACCCCAAGAACAGGTGGAGGAACTAATTTAGATACCTTGTCTCCAGTAGAAAAGTCATAGCCTAGTGCTCTAGCAGCATCTCTAATTGATTGTCTTGCGCCAGTTTTATTAAACGTACAAATGTGAGCTACTCTGTCATGCCCATATTTAGATCTTGCATATTCAATTACCTTATCTCTATGTCTGTCGTCAAAGTCAAGATCAATATCAGGCATTGACTTTCTTCCTTCTACAAGGAATCTTTCAAACATCAATCCGAACTTAAGCGGATCTAGATTCGTAATGCCTAATGCATACGAAAGAATGCTTCCGGCAGCGGAACCTCTTCCCCAACCAACTCTAATGCCATTGTCTTTTGCCCAATTAACCAGATCAGATACCACCAAAAAGTATTCCGGAAATCCCATTTCTTTCACGACTCTTAATTCGTGGTTAGCTCTAGAGATAATCTCTTCTGATAAAGATTCGCCATACTTCTTTCTAAGTCCTGACCAAACTAATCCATCTAAATATGAATCAACGTCTTGTTGGTTTGGTATTGGATAATTGGGAAAGCAAAGATCACCAAATCTTAAATTAACATCAACCATATCTGATACATAAAGAGTGTTCTTTAACCAGGGCTCATCAAAAGTAGATGCCATTTCTTCATATGATTTTAGGTAAAAGTTATCTCCATTAAAAGAGAATCTATTTTCGGTATAAATGTTACTGTTTGTGGCTACGCACAGCATGACGTCGTGAGCATGTGCGTCTTCTTTATGGACGTAATGACAGTCTCCAGTTGGGACTATTCTTGCCCCAATCTTATTTGCTATCTGTACAAGTTGATTTGTTATCTTTATCTGTTCTGATAATCCGTGATTTTGGATTTCAATAAAGTAGTTTTCTTTGCCTACAATATCCTGCATCTTGAGCGCAGCATTTAAAGCAAAGTCGTAATCGTTTCTAAGAAGGGCTTGCGATAATTCTCCGATTCAAACAACCTGATAAAACTATAATTCCTTCTGAGTGTTCCGCAATTAAATCATGATCTACTCTAGGCTTTACATAGAAACCTTCTGTGTAAGATCTAGAAGATATCTTGATAATATTCTTATATCCTATATTATTCTTTGCAAGAATTGTTATGTGATATGGACCTCTTTGTTCCCACTCGTTTTTCGCTTTGCCAGCTCTCTCTTCCTCATCTTTGTCAAATCTAGTTTTTCTAGCCTGGTAAAACTCTGATCCAAGAATTGGCTTTACCCCAACGCTTGTTCCAGCGTCGTAAAAGTCGAGCCAAGAATGGATATTGCCATGGTCAGTCGTAGCTAAGCCAACCATGCCAAGGTCTTTAGCCCTTGACAAATACTCATCAATCCTACCGTGTCCATCTAGCATAGAGTAGACAGTGTGGTTGTGTAGGTTTGTCCAATTTTTCAATTTATTCCTCTGTTTCTATCGCTCTCATCAAGAGCGTCATCTCTTATTTCTCTATATGTTATTACAACAACTCCACCACAATACTTACATGGAACACTGCTTCCATTTTGAGCAAATGGATTTCTGTACATATATTCATCTGGTTGATCTGAATGACATTCACTACAAACGGCAACTACGTCATCTGGGTTTTTAATCATGTTTATTTTCGCCACCTTTCTTTTTTACATTATAGGCAAATCTGATAGGTGAAGGCGATACTTTTTCATCTGTTTCCATATATTTATCGCCTATCTTTACCCATTTTTTATTTTGTTGAAGAGAACAATCACCACATCCTACACCCGCAGCATTTGCTCTTTCGCAAGTATATGGTCTACCACCAATTCCTATGTCTCTTCTCTTAATCCAATCATTGATGTGCGCAGAAGATTTTTTGGGGTTGTAGTCGTTGCAGTAACTAAGAACTTCATTTAGATACTTAATGGCCTCGTCTGTATATGTTAATATAGAACAAAGAAACAGTCTAGATTCGTGATCTAGGTGGTGCTTTTCCTTGGCTTCGTTTTCAATTCTCGCAAATGCAGAACAATTGTCAAGAAGCTTTTTTTTGTCAAATACTTTATTTGAATCTTCAAATTCTACACGACCCTTAGATCCATATTGATTGAAGTAAGCTAGAATATCTTTTGGCTTATTTCTACTTTCTTCCATTTCATAAGAGTACTCTCTATACCATTCATTTGCGGTATAAGAAAACTCTTGTTCGTAAATTGAATTATTTTGTTCCATAGAACAGTATTCAACTATATTTTTGATGTTAGAATATATAAGATTGTTACTTAACTTTGTCTTATATAAACCAGTTTCTTGATGTTTAGATCCTGGAAGTCTCCACATTCTTCTTAGATCATAAACACTAAAGTCAAGTGAAGTTAGATTTAGCTTATTGGCTAGATCATTGGCAATAAACCTAAACAAATGGTGCAGAGAATTAGACGGGTTTATGCCCAAAGCCAGCGCTTCACACTCAATATGAAATCCCTTTTTGCCCGTGTAGTAAACTAAAATGGAATCTTCGGGAATGTACTGTGATAAGTGCCCATAAAGCTTCTGGCACTCTGCCAAAGAAACGTTTACATTTTCATTATCTATGTCAAAGTATAAAGAGCCGAGTCTAGTTGCCTTTTCAATGTTTTGACTATTGTAGTACCAGATTGAAGTATAAATACCAGTATTAGAATACTTACGAGCATACTTGCTTACATCATTAATGTCTAATAGAATCGGTATGCCATCTACTTTTTCTCTAATTATTCTATTTAAGCTAGGTATGTACTTTGCTAGTTCTACATATCTCCATGAGTATGTATATTTACTGGGATCATCAGCTATTTTCATTTTACTTCTACCCTACCAAAATCTTCCCCAAATGAATAGACAATTTTTTTATCAGTCTTCATATCCTCTGAGAATGAACGATAATAAACAGACTCTTGTATTATTGATTCTAGATTTGATAACAAGTAATATCTTTTAGATATTCTATCTTCCAATTTAAAACTTCCATCTATCTTTTATTACATTATTTCCATCAACTATATAGTGTACCTTAGAAGCGATGTTATCCGCCATATGAACAATCATATCTAGATACGTAATTGGAACAGTCTCTGGAATGGGAGACCAAGGCCCAAGATGGCATCTGACCAATCTTAAAATTGATTGAACTGTTTCTTCAGAAATAAATAATGTTGACGACTGTGATTCCCCAGCGTATTTTTTATCATATTCTTGACATTTTTTAACTAGGCCACCAACCGTATAAGGATGCATAGGATCGTAATGAAAATACTCATCCTCTTTATCTTTAATACCTTTTGTCACATCATGAAGCAAACACGCTGCAAAGACAATGTCTTTTTCTTCTATAGATAAAGAATAAGAATCTGATATAACGCTTGCAGCTCTAACAACTCGCTTGGTGTGTAATAAGTTTCCGCCATTATTATGCTCATCTGCTGGATGATATTTACCAGAAAAACTTGATGGTATAACCCAAAAAGAATCAGCTCTTAAAAGAATTGACTTAACAAAACTTTTAATATTATCATCAGATATATAATCTATTTCCTCAAGCAGTGGCTTAAGTATGGTATTCTCTTCACCGATAGATATTGAATCTTTTTCTTTATTTAAGATTTCATCAAGTATTGAATCTTTAGACATTATTTTACTTCCCAATCTTTCCACTTTGAGCATGGCTTATCAAACGGACATTTTTTGCAATATGAAGTTAACCCTCTTCTGGGTACAAACTTTTTATCTTCTTCTATTGTACCGCACCAGTACTTAAGAGCTTTAGCGTCCTCTTGGTTTACTTGATACTCTATAAACTTTTGGGAAGAAGCTAATATGTCATAGTATCCAAAACGTGCTTTCGGTTTTTTATGGGGAAATTTATGAGCAAAAGCTTCACTTAAAACTGAAAAGTCTATTTGATATAAAGACGTATGAGAGGTTCTGAAATTAAAAACCCATTTATATATAAAATATTCACCGTTTTTATATAAAATTAAATCAAAGTTTGACTTAATTTTTACTAAATCTCCAACAGGAACGTAAAACTCTTGATCAATTGCCATTGGAACTGAGTTATCTTCTGAAAATTGATTGTAAAAATCTAAAAGAGCCGATGCAGCTTTTGAAGTTAAGCTTGCGGCGTTTCCATAAAAGCTTTCATGCTGCTCGTGGATGATATCATACGCAGTTGTATCTTTTGCAAACCATAACTTTTCCCACCTATTTAATAAAGATGAATATGAAGGAGTAAACCCTCCCTGTTTCTTGTAAAAGAAATAGTTAATTACACTTTTAAGTGTATTCTCAAACTTTATGCTGAATAATTCTCTTGAATGAATTGTCTCTGAAACGCCCTCTTGGTGCCTATAGTTATATAAAAGCGCACAAGTTTGATAGTCTTTTATTGATTCAATTGTTAATTCCTTCATATGTCAAAATCCTCATCATCTAGTAGGTCGTCCAGCAGAGAACTAGTATCATCGTAGTCCTCTTGGTTAACTAGCTCATACTCCTCATAGGCTTTTCTTGAATCTACATATTTTACTAAAGGTGGATTATATATAAAGCTAGATCCAGTAATTCTATTTTTTGGAATTTGAAGCTGCATTATGTTTTCATCCTCAGAATCATCACCACTTATAAGTTTTTTCTCTGTAATGAATATGGTTACGGCGCACTTCTGTTGAATGGCAAGAGATCCGCCAGTATCGGACTGCTGAACCACTTCTCTTTTTTCTTTCATTCTGTTAGAGTTTTCCTGAGCCGTTATGATCAAAACACAATCCATGTCTCTTGCTAGTTTTTCTAGTTTTACCATCATCTCCTCAAACTCTCCCCATCGCGGCTTGCCTTTACCACTCTTTGTGAACATGGATTGTATAGTATCAATAATTACAACCTCAGGAGTTTCAGCGTAGTCAACGATCTCTCTAAGCCATCTTTCAAGGTCTTCAAAATACGGGGTATCTGGGTCGTGTCTAACCATTAATTTATTACCCCATTGACTTAGCTTATCTCTAAATATGCCTAAATACCTTGCTCTTTCGCTTGAAGTCCATCTTTCGGCCTCTGCATAAACGTTCTTGCCAATTATTTGGCTCATAAGAATTCTTTCCCAGTGACCAACCGCTTCCTCAAAGTTTATATATAAAACAGTGTGGCCGTTTTCAACCCAGTTATTTGCTAAGCATTTGGCAAATGTGCTCTTGCCCTTGCCAGATGGCGCAATAACAGCGTGAACCGCACCCTTATAAAATCCACCATCATCAGTATATCCCATAGCTCTATTTAAGGACTTGAACTGAGTAGGCAAGAAGCTAGGAATATCCAATAGTGATTCCGCTCTATTGGATATATCCATGGCGGTAGTGAGCTTTTCTAATGGATTATAGTTCAGTTGATTTTCAAGTTCTCTTATTTCTGAAGTTATTAAGGATAACCTAGCAAGATCTTTGTCAGACTTAATACCTTTTTGATTTAAAATAACTTGCAGTTCTTGCAAGTAGTCAATTTGCTTCTTCTTATTAGCTTTATGTTTGATTAGTTGAACAACTGAATCAACAGTAGATAGCTGCAATGACAACAAAACATCCATCATAATGTCTACGCCAGATGTTCCACCAAGAGCTTCTCTTATATCCGTTTCGGAACCTAGCCAATCTTTAAAGCCAACTGGGTCCACTATATCTAATTGTGTCGCCGTACGATATGCCAGAAGCGCTAGGTAAAACTCATGTATACCGTTTTGGCCATGATTTATACCAACAATATCATCAGGTAAGTTTTCGGCAAAATGCGTAATAGCTCCCTCTTGTCTGAGAGAGAGGGCAAATACCTGATATTCAATTGGAATATCTTGATT